CGAGGGCTGGTTCGACGACGACGCCGCACCGGACCTGCCGGCGCCGTCGGGGATCACCCCGATCAACGGCAGCAACAACCGCGGCTCGTCGACCTCGCCGTCGCTGGTCCTGCCGGGGTCGCTGACCGCGGACGACTACGTCCTCGTGGTGCTGACGCTGAACAACAGCAACGTCATCACCGCCAGCCCCTCCGAGGTCACGGCCGCCGACACGCAGAACCAGGGCTCGTCGATGACGACGGTCCTCTACGAGGGCCGCGTGGGCTCACTCGGACTCACCTCGGCCGAGTCCCTGTCGTGGACGCTGTCGGCGTCGCGGCAGTGGCAGACGAACTGCTTCGTGTGGCGCGGCGTCGACCCGGCGACGTCGTTCACCGACGCCCTGCAGGTCGCCGCCGTGAACGGGTCGTCGACGACGACCCCGGCGATCACCACGACCGCCGACGGGTACCTGGTCGAGATCGTCGCCGGCAAGTCCAACGGGACCACGATCACCGGCTGGACCCCGCCAGCGTCGTGGACTGCCCGGCAGACCCGGGTCGCGACGACCACGTTCGAGCCGTCGAGCGTGATCGGCGACTACGACGGTAACCCGGTCACCCCCAGCACCTACGGGTCGGACACCTGGACGCCGACGTCTGCCGCCGGCGCGACCGTCCGCTACACCCTCTCGCTCAAGCCGGCGGGCAGCGGTGGCACCGACGCCACATTCGGCACCTCCGCGGGGGACGCGCCGGCCGACGGCGGGTCCACGGCGTTCACGGGCACGGCCACGTTCGCCACGAGCGTCGCCACGGCACCCGCCGATGGCGGCTCCACTGCATTCGCCGGCGCCGCGACGTTCTCCACCACCGTCGCCAGTGCCCCGGCGGACGGCGGCACCGGCACCTTCACCGCCGACGCGACCTTCTCGACGCTGGTGGCCACCGCCCCCGCGGACGGTGGTAGCAGCGCCTTCGTCGGCGACGCACTGTTCTCGACACTGGGCGCGTCGGCGCCGGCCGACGGCGGATCGTCGAGCTTCACGGGCGATGCCGTCTTCACGACCGTCGCCGCGGACTCCACCGCAGACGGCGGCGTGTCCACCTTCACCGGCGGCACGTCCGGGGCAGCCACCTTCTCCACGGTGGAGGGCGCGGGCACTGCCGACGGCGGCAGCACCACGTTCACCGGGGCCGCGACGTTCGCCACCGTGGCCGCCGACTCCACGGCGGCCGGCGGCTCGAGCACGGTCTCGGGCGCCGCGGCGTTCACCACGGTCGCTGCGGCTGCGACCGGCGACGGTGGCTCGTCCACGCTCACCGGCGACGCCACGTTCGCCACAACGGTGGCGCTGGCGCCCGCTGACGGCGGCTCCGCCACGTTCACGGGCACCGCGACCTTCCAGACCACCGTCGCCACAGCGACCGCTGACGGCGACTCAGGGACGTTCACCGGCGAGAACGGCGCCGCACCCGAGTCGGGCACCTCGAGCGGCGGCCGCGTCCTCGCCACCGTCGCCGGCGGCGCCCGAAGCGCCACCACCTCCGGCGCGACGCCGGGGACCGCCACCACCACGGGCACCGCGCCCACCGCTGCACGGACGACGGGAGGCTGAACGTGACCACGTTCGAGCTGGGCCAGACCATCACCGTCGCCATCAACGTCTACGACTCGACCGGCGCGCTGGCCGACATCGGCGGCACCATGACCTGCACCGCGGTCAAGCCCGACGGCACCACCGCGGACGCGACGGTCACCAACCCCGAGCCAGGCAAGTACCAGGCCGCGCTGGCCTCCACCCTGGCCGGGCGATACCGGTTCCCGTTCACCGGCACCGGCCTCAACTCCGGCGGGCTGCCGCGCACGATGGTCGCCGACGTGTGGCCCGCCGACCCGCGGTTCATCTGCTCGCTCGAGGACGTCAAGGCCGAGCTCAACATGCCCCCGACCGTCGTCGTCAACGACGACGAGCTGTGGCTGTACATCGCAGCGACCACCCCGGTCGTCGAGGACATCGTCGGTCGTGTCCTGCAGTCGACCCTGACCGAGACGTTCGACGGCGGGAAGGCCGCGGTGCTGCTCTCCGAGCGCGCCGCCTCGATCACCAGCGTCACGGTCAACGGCGTCGCCACGACCAACTACGTCGCCGACCTGGCCTCGGGCATCGTCTACGCCGGGTCCACATCCGGGCCGACGTCGTTCGCCTACGGTCGGCAGAACGTCGTCGTCACCTACGTCGCCGGCGGCACCGCGATCGACCCGAACATCACCCTCGCAGCGCGGATCATCGCCGCCCACCAGTACCAGGTCGGGCAGCAGGGTCGCACCGGTCGAGGCCGCGGCCTCGAGGACGTCACGATCCTCGGCTCTGGCTTCGCCGTTCCCAGCCGCGCGCTGCAGCTGCTCGAGCCCGTGGCCGCGCGTCGGATGCCGGGCTTCGCGTGAGCGCCGCCAAGGCCACCAAGGCCGCCCTCTACACCGCCTGCCAGGCGTTGTTCCCGGAGCCGATCCTCGTCACCTACGGCCCCGCCGGCACCTACCTCGCCGACGACACCATCGAGCTCCTGGCCATCAGGTCCAGCGAGGACGTGGCCACGATGTCGAACCTGCGCCGCCGCGAGGAAGCCCTCGAGCTCGACGGCCTCATCACGGTGTACCGCGGCGGCGGCACCGAGGTGCAGCAGCTGGTGACCGAGCGCGCCTACGACCTGCTCGAGACCCTCGCGGACTACCTGCAGGACTCAGGCGTCACCGCGTCCACGCAGATCACCCTCGGAAACGTCGTGCGCGAGGCCCGGGTGATCGGTCACGAGATGACTGAGGCCGACGAGGACATCGACGAGGGCCGCACGACGTCCATCAGCTTCACCGTCCTGGCCAAGACCCGCGTCTGAGGAGTCCCGCTCATGCCCCGCTTCACCTACGTCGGCCCGTTCGACTCCGTCGAGGTCCCCCTGATCCGCCGGCACGTGAAGCCGGGCGAGGAGTTCGACGTCACCGACGACCAGGCCGCGCTCCTGGCCGAGCAGCCCGACAACTACCGACCCGCCACCAAGGCCCGCAAGGCCGACACCGCCCCGGAGGGCTGACACATGGCTACGCCTCAGGACTGCTCCATCGGCATGGTCGCGGAGTCGACGTTCGGCACCTACGTGGCGCCGACCCGGTTCTACGAGTTCACCGACGAGGGCTTCGACTGGAAGCCCAACCGCAAGCAGGGCGAGGGCCTGCGCGTCGGCGGCCGCGTCGCCCGTTCCGGCCGGCGCGTCACCACTACCGTGCAGGGCGAGGGTTCCCTCGAGCTCGAGGCGGTCACCAAGGGACTCGGCGTCCTGCTCAAGGCCGCCCTGGGCACGGCCGCCTCGACCCTGGTGTCCGGGTCGACGTACCAGCAGAACTTCACCCTCGGCGACACCCTCGACTCGCTCACGGTGCAGAAGGGCATCGTCGACGCCTCCGGCACGGTGCGCGCGCACTCGTTCCTCGGGTGCTCGGTGGCGTCCTGGTCGCTGAGCGCGCCGAACGACGACGTCGCGAAGTTCTCCTTCGACTTCGACGTCCGCGACCTCGACACCGCCCAGTCCTACGCCACGCCGTCGTACCCGTCGAGCCCGTCGCTGTTCCACTTCGCCCAGGCGGCCGCGACCTACGCGGGCACCGTCACGGTGCCCACGACCACGGCACTGGCCTCGGGCGGCACTGCGGCCACCGACATCCGCGACTTCGAGCTCAACGTCAACAACAACCTCGCGACCGACCGGTTCAACTTCGGCGCGAGCGGCAAGAAGGCGAAGCCGACCGTCGGCCTGCGGGAGATCAGCGGGAAGTTCACAGCCGAGTATGCCGCCAACGGCTACCGAGACGACTTCATCGCCGACACCGAGCGCGCGATCGTCGTCACCCTCACCTCGACGGAGGCCCTGTCCACGGGCACCGCGACGCTCCAGGTCGTCCTCCCCGCGGTGAAGCTCGACTCGGGCATCCCCGTGTCGAACAACGGCGACTTCGTCGTCGTCGAGCACTCGTTCACGGTGCTCGACAACCTCGTCGCCGCTCAGCCGCTGTACGTGGTGCTCCGCACCGCCGACACCGCGCTGTAGGTCATGGCCAAGCCCCGTGCCGCGGCCCGATCCGGCGGGGACACGACGTTCCGCATCGAGGCCGACGAGTTCGGCACCCTCATGCGAGACGCGAAGGCCTTCGACCGCGACCTGGGACTGCGACTGCGACGGAACATCCGCGATGCTGCGAAGCCGATCGTCGCGGACGTGCGCCGCAAAGTCCTCGAGCCACCGCCCGGCGACCGGCCCGGAACGGCTGGCACGCGGGAGGCGATCGCCAGGGGTGTCGGGCTGAAGATCGCCACCGGCACGAAGGGCGGCGCAGTCACCATCGCCGCCTCGGCACGGGCACTGCCTGCAAACCGCCGCTCGATGCTGCGGGCCTACAACCAGAAGCAATGGCGTCATCCCACGTTCGGGAACCGCAACGTGTGGCAGACCCAGCAGGGCAACCCCTACTTCGGTGCCACCGTGCTCGCCCACCGGGAGCAGCTGCGCAAGGCAGTAGAGGACGCACTGAACCAAGCCGCGGCGGCACTGGGCCGCACCCGGTAGACCACCACCACGAAGGGTCCAACCTCGTGCACTTCATCATCGACGGAACCGAGTACGACGCGGTCAACCTGGAGCGCGTCACCGCCCGGGACGCTCTCGAGCTCACCCGCCAGACCGGTGTCGGCCTGCAGTCGCTCGTCCAGCGCCTCGGTGAGCTCGGCCGGTTGTCCTACGACGCCACCGGCCGCGTCGTCGTCATGCCGGAGGGCTCCGGGATCGAGGGCGACCCCAACGCCGTCGTCGACTCCGAGCGGCACCTCTCGGCGTTGCTCGCGTTCCTGTGGCTCTCTCGCCGCCTCGGCGGGGAGCGGTCGCTCACGTTCGACCAGGCCTGCGACTTCGTGTTCACCACCCTGCAGGTGGGGACGGACGTCGACGACGTGCCGCTCGAGGAGTCGCCGGACCCTATTCGGCCGTCGGCTTCCGCTCCGGCCGACGGTCCCGACGAGGCCTAGCCGACTACCTCGACGGTCTCGACGACGTCGACACCTACATCGGCGGGTATCTCGTCGAGCTCTGCCACCTGTTCCCGGCCCTGTCGCCGTGGAACGTCTACGACCTCGAGATCCGCCACCTGCTCGCGTTCGCGCGAGCCGTGGACCACCGCCGGGAGGAGTCCAAGCGTGGCTAGCAACGACCTCACGTTCCGCATCTTCGGCAAGGACGTCTCCGCCAGCCGCGCGCTCAAGGGCGTCGCCGGCGAAGCGGACAAGGCGGGGAAGCGGTTCTCCGGCATGGGAGCCCTGGCCGGCGCCGGACTCGCAGTCGTCGGCGCCGCGGCGGTGAAGTTCGGTGCGGACTCCGTCAAGGCATTCACCGAGTCGCAGACGTCCCAGACCAAGCTGCAGGACGCCTACGCCCGCTTCCCGGCCCTCGCGGGCGGCAACATCGACGCACTGCGCCAGCTCGGCGCGGAGCGCGCCAAGGTGACGCGGTTCGACGACGACGCCACCGCCGCCGCGGCCGCGCAGCTCGCCCAGTTCGGCCTCAACCAGGGCCAGCTCGAGCAGATGATCCCGCTGGTGCAGGACTACGCCGCGAAGACGGGCGTCGACCTGCCCACGGCCTCCGGCAAGGTCGGGAAGGCGCTGCTGGGGAACACGAAGGCGCTCAAGGAGCTCGGCATCTCCTACAAGCCGACCGGGGACAAGGCCAAGGACTACCTCGCCATCCAGGCGCTGCTCACCAAGCAGGTCGGCGGGTTCGCCGAGAAGGAAGGGAAGTCCGCCGCCGGGCAGGCTGCGATCCTGGGCAACCAGTTCGGCGAGGTTCAGGAGACCGTCGGCCAGGCGCTGCTCCCAGTCCTCATGACCTTGGCCGACTTCGCGATCACCACGCTGATCCCCGCCGTCCAGGGCATCGCCACCTTCATCGGCGAGAACAGCAGCGTGCTCATCCCGCTGATCGGCTTCGTCGGCGCGCTCGTCGCCGGCATCAAGGTCTGGACGATCGCGCAGGCCGCGCTGAACATCGTGCTCGCGCTCAACCCCATCGGACTGATCGTCATCGCGATCGCCGCCCTGGTCGCCGCCCTGGTGATCGCCTGGAACAAGTCCGAGACGTTCCGCGCCGTCGTCACCGCCGCATGGGAGGGCGTCAAGGCAGCCGCGCTCACGGTGGTCGCGTGGTTCCAGGCCTACGTGTGGCCGACCCTGCAGAAGGTCATCGGCTTCATCATCGGCTACTACAAGCTCCTCTGGACGGTGTTCTCGACCGTCGTGAAGTGGATCATCGACAAGGGTGTGAGCCTCGTCAGCTGGTTCTCCGGCCTCCCCGAGCGCATCCGCTCGGCCGTGTCTGGGCTGTGGGACGGCATCAAGGACTCGTTCCGCAACGCGCTCAACTGGATCATTCGCGCCTGGAACAACTTCCAGATCCAGTTCCCCAGCTTCGACTTCGACTGGAACGGCCCCCTCTCGGGCGGTGAGGTCACCGTCGGCGGGTGGACCGTCGACACCCCGAACATTCCCCAGCTCGCCCGCGGCGGCATCGTGTCGCGCCCCACCCTCGCTCTCATCGGTGAGGCCGGCCCCGAGGCCGTCGTGCCGCTGAGCCGAGGTCGCGGCATGGGCGACACCATCATCGTTCACCTGCACCAGCCCCTCGGTCGCCCGAGCGAGATCGCACGCGTCGTCGGCGCCGCCGTGACCCGCTCGCGCTCCAACGGGTCTGGCAGCTGATGGCCGCCGGGGCGCCCACGTCCGTCGCCGTCGAGGTCGAGTTCACGGCAGGGGTCTGGACGGACATCGCGACATCCGTGCGCGGCGATTCGCTCGAGATCAAGGTCGGCCGAGAGCCCGGCGGAGACGCAGCGCAGCCCGGCACGCTTACGTTCGAACTGGACAACGCCGACGGCACCTACACCCCCGACAATCCCCTGTCGTCGCTGTACCCGAACCTCGTCGAGGGCAAGCGCATCCGCATCATCGTGACCAAGGGTTCGCCCTCGTACCGGTTCCTCGGCTGGATCACCGTCCTCGAGCCCGACCTCGCGCAGTCCCCGAACCAGTCGGTGACGCACGTCGAGGCCGTCGACCTGCTCGGCATGATGGCGCGCATCACCGAGCTCCCGGACTCCCTGACCGGCTACGTCCAGGGCCGCGGCATCGGCACAGCGTTCTGGCCGCTCACCGACGTGAACGGAGCGGCCGGCGCCGTCGACGTCCTCGGTGGGTTCCCCTCGCTGACCCTGCGTGACGTGACGCCGGCGACCGGGTCGCTGGACTGGGCGTCCGACACGTCCTTCGGGGGCGGCGACGCCGCCTACCTGAAGATGTCGTCGGGGAAGGGCCTGTGGTCCGCGTCGTCGATCCTGTCGCTCGCGGCGGCCGACGCGTTCTGCGTGAACCTGGTGTCGAGCCCGGACTCGTCGGCGTTCGACGAGGTCTTCAGCCTCACCGCCGGTCGATGGGCCGCAAGCCGGACCCGCATCTCGATCCAGACCGGCGTCACCGACGGCGTCACCTACTACTGGCTGAACTACTACTCCCTCGGCGTCCTGTCCGGGCAGTCGGCCAGCATCCCCGTCGCTGCCGGCGCCTGGCACTACGTCTGCCTCTACGACTACGGCGACGGCACCGCCCGCCTCGTCGTGGACGACGAGCTCGGCGGCAGCAGCGAGGTCACCGTCTCCCACAGCGGCCACGAGACCTACACACACCTCTCCGTCGGCGGCGCAGTGGCGCAGTCCGTCGGCGCGCTCGGCATCAACGAGGGCACGGCGGGCGTGCTCTACCCCGCGTACCTCGTCATCGGCGGCGCGCTGGGCACGCAGCTCCCGACCGCCGTCGCGCGCATCGCGAACCTCTCGGCGCTGTCCGCGGACCTGCAGCAGTACCCATCCTCGGCGCCCTACGCCTACGGCAGCGTCCTGAAGACCGGTGGCCGCAACGCCCTCGAGGTTGCCCAGCAGCTCGCGAACGGCTACGCCGGGATCCTGTACCACGCCTACTCGTCCGCGGCGACGCAGGTCGTGCGGGTCCTGCGTCGATCTGACGCCCGATCCGCAACGGTCGCGCTCACCCTCGACGCTGAGGCGGACCTCGCCGGGCCGCCGGTCCTGCTGCGCGAGATCGGGCGCCGCGCGGCGATCGGGGTCGCGTCCAACCCGGTCACGTCGGTCACCGTCACCGACGCGACGGCACCGGCCTCGGTCGGCTCCGCACGGGTCGAGGTGGAGACGTTCCTGCGCGACACCCTCGAGCTGACGTCCGTGGCCACCGACGCGATCGCGCGGACCCGCGATCAGAAGCTGCGCGTGGCCCAGGTGACGTTCGACCTGTGGACCGCGTCGAACGACCTCTACGCAGCCTGGTTCGCCACCGAGCCGGGCGACCGGGTCCGCACCGGGAATCTGCCGAGCACCTACCTCGGCGTGACCTACATCGACGGCTACGTCGCAGGGTGGACCGAGCGGCCCATGGTCGAGGGTTACCCGGTCACCCTCGACCTGGACTCCGCGCCCTACGACGAGGCCGTGTTCGACACGGCTCGCTGGGGCTGGGGCGACGGCATCTGCACCGCGTCGTCGCTCACCTCGAGCGCGACGTCGGTGACCCTCACGTGGACCGGGAGCCAGACGCTGTCGACGTCGGCCGGCGACTACCCGATGGACATCGACATCAACGGCGAGCGGTGCACCATCTCCTCCGCTCCGGCCGGCGGCACCTCGCCGCGCACCGTGACCATCGTCCGCGGCGTCGCACCGACCGTCGCTCGCGCCCACGCCGCCGGGGAACCGGTCGAAGTGTGGGACGTCGGCCGCTGGGCCTTCTGACCAACCCACCCACCACCGAGGGAGCACCGTGGCCACCGTCCCGAGCCAGTCGACCGTCGTCGTCGGCGGGAAGATCACCGCCGCCTACGGCAACGACGACATCCGCGACGCGATCAACTTCCTCCTCGACCAGCCCCACGCGTTCCCGTACCAGTCGACCGGCGTCGTCATCCCCACGGGAACCGCGACCGAGACGCTGATGACCTTCGACGCCGAGTCCTGGGACAGCGACGTCATGCACGACAACGTCACGAACCCCTCGCGGGTCATCGCGAAGACCGCCGGCCTCTACGCCGTGAACTTCCAGGTCGCGTTCCCCGCCAACGCCACCGGCGTCCGCTATGCCATCCTCCGCAAGAACGCCGCCGGCGCCTCCGGGGCTGGTACCGCGCTGGCGTTCGCCCGCGACCAGTCCGCCTCCGCCACCGGCGCGTCCTACGTGTCGAAGTCCCTCGACGTGCAGATGGCCGCCAACGACTACCTCGAGGTCTTCGCGATCCAGACCAGCGGCGGCAACCTGACCTCCGTCACCGGCATCTCCGGCACCTACTGCCAGATGCGTCGGGTGGGCGCATGAGCGAGACCGAAGTCGTGGCCCTCATGGCCCTCGTCGGGACGCTGTTCGGCGCCGTCGTCGCCGTCGTCGTGGTCGTCCTGTCGTCCCGGCAGAAGGCGACCGAGCTCATCATCGCCGACCTTCGTGGCGAGCTCGCCGACACCCGCGCCGAGGTCCTCGCCAACGACCGCCGCATCCAGGCGCTCGAGCGCCGCGACCGCGCGTGGGCGAACTACGTGCACCGCCTGCGCTCGCACATCGTGAACGAGAAGCCCCCGCCGCCGCCTGAGTGGCCACCCGAGCTCGACCGCTGACCCACCACCCCAAACGCCCCGCCCCGGACCCGCCGGGTGCGGGGCTTCGTCATGAGGAGTCCACCCATGTTCACGATCCTGTTCTGGAAGGCCACCGCTGAGCGGGCGCTGAAGTCCGCCGCGCAGGGCGCCGTGGGCGCCTGGGGTGCCGTGACGTTCACGAGCCTCGGGGACGTCGTCACCACCGCCCAGGCCTGCGGCTACGCGGCCCTGTCGATGGGCGTGCTGTCGGTCCTGACGTCGATCGCGTCCGCGCGGATCGGCAACGACGGGCCGTCGCTGGCGACCGAGGAGCTCGCGCCGCCTGTCGACGAGCTCGAGGTAGGCGACCACTGATGCCCCGCGTCTCTCTCGGCACCGGGAAGGTCACCGACGCGCGCACGGCCGCGATGCTCACCGAGGCGCAGCGCCTGGCCGGGCGCACCTTCCAGTACGCGCAGGGCTCCTACAACGGAAACGCCGTCTTCGCGTCAGGTGGCACCCACGCGGGCGGCGGCGTCATCGACATCCGCACCGTGCCGATGTCGAACCGCAGGGCGAAGCTGCGCGCCGTGAAGGCGCTGCGCACCGTCGGGTTCGCCGCGTGGCTGCGCCCCTACGCCCCGGGCGTCTGGGGCGAGCACATCCACGCTGTGGCGATCGGCTGCGACGACCTGTCGGCGGCGGCCGCCTTGCAGGTGCGGGCGTACCGCAACGGCCGCGACGGTCTGGCCGGCAACCGCCCCGACCCGCAGGCGTCCCTCGGCGTGAAGCCGACGACGTGGGAGGCGTACCTGCGCAGCCAGCGCCCCACGAAGGGTCGCGCCACCGTCACCGACCCCGCAGGAGCCGCGGTGCGCCGCGAGCCGGGCGGGCACTCCGCCGTGGTGCGCCGGCGCCCGCTCGGGTCGACGTTCACGTACACGACGGTACGGGTCGTCGGGGGCGTCGAGTACCTGCGCACCCTGGCCGGGAACTATGTTCGCTCATCCCGCACCTCACGGGGCGCGTGATGGGCTGGCCCGGTCGCGCACCAGCGATCGACCTCAGCGCGATCTTCGGTGACGCTACCGTCGCGGAGCTCCTGGCGGCCCGCTCGCGGTCGGTCGAAGGCGGATGCGTCGAATGGTTCGGCCCGGCGGATGATCGCGGCTACGGGCGCCTGTGGGTCAGTGTCGACGGCCGCCGCGCCAAGGTCCTCGCGCACCGCGCCTCGTACTCCGTGCACGTCGGCCCGATCGGCACCGGCATGACCCTCGATCATCTGTGCCGGAACCCCCGGTGCATCGCGCCAGCGCACCTGGATCCGGTCGACCACCGGACCAACATGCTCCGGGGCGTCGGCAGCGTCTCCGCGGTGCAGGCGAGGAAGACCCACTGCATCCGAGGCCACAAGCTCGGCGGCGACAACGTCCAGGCCTACTCACGCGCCCGCGGCCAGCGCGAATGCAGGGAGTGCTCCCTGATCAGGTCCCGCGAGCAGCGGTTCCGACGCCAGGAAGCTCGGGCCATGGAGAGGAGCGCCTGATGTACGCCGAGCAGCTCGCCAGCATCGGCCAGGCCGCCGACGCCGCTATCGAGGCCCAGGCGCTCGCGCTGCGCAACGCCGAGACCGAGCGGGACATCGCGCAGCGGGAAGCCGCCGCGGCGCACGACGCCCTCACCGCCTGCCAGGCCGCGCGCCTCACGTTGGAGCAGCGGGTCCGTGACCTGGAGGCTGCCGCGTCCGGCGTCCCGGCCGGGTGGAAGGTCGCCTTCGAGGACACCTTCGACGGCAACGGCATCGACCCGACGCGCTGGAACGTCCGCTCCGACTCCCAGTCGAACCACCTGGGGAAGAACGAGCCCGCCAACGCCACCGTCGCCGCCGGCACCGCGCGCCTCGCCTGCACCCGCCGGGCCACGCCCTACGTCGACAAGAACGGCCGCTCCCTGCCCTACTCCACGGCGTACCTCGACACCGTCGGCAAGCCCGGGAACGTGGCGCGCGGCCGGTGGGAGATCCGCTGCACCCTCCCGAAGGCGAAGGGCGCCTGGCCGGCGTTCTGGCTCCGCGACGCCGCGCTCCCCGGCGAGATCGACGTCATGGAAGCCGTCGTCAACGGCAAGGGCGGCGGGAAGATCGTCTTCACCGTCCACCAGTCCACGAACGGCGACGGCGCGAAGAAGGGTTTCGAGTGGGCGCCGCCCGCCGGGTTCGACTTCGCCGCCCCGCACACCTTCGCCGTCGAGTGGGACGGCACCACGATGGCGTGGTTCGTCGACGGCGTCCGCGCCACCCAGGTCACCGTCACCCAGCTGCCCTGGCTCGCGACATCCTTCGGCACCGCGGGGATGAACATCCGCCTCAACTACCAGGCCGGCGGCGTCACCGCGAAGGGCAACTCCATGCCCGAGTGGTACGGCCTGCTCATCGACGCGACGTCGGTCCTGCCCGACGTGTTCGCCGTCGACTCCGTGCGGGTCCTCACGAAGGCCTAACGCAGGAGGCTCCGACACCTCGGCTCCCCCCACCGTGCTCCCCTCGGCACAAGGTGCCGGAGCGCGGAAGACGATACGCCTGACCCGCTCGGCCGTCACCGGACCCTCCGGTCGAGCGACGACG